TTTCTTAATCGCCGCCTCTAATATATCTTCCAGCACTTCTGCAGCAAACTGTTGCAGTCCAGTATTTTCAATATTATACACGCTTGGCTCGACGGTGTCAATAACATCAAAGTTAAAATTTAACTGTCCTAGTTCTTCATTAACACGCACATTATCATATCTAATAGTGACATCATTGTACGGTTCGCGGAGAAGGTTTACATTCCACACATCCTTACCTTCAACCACAACAGGTTCTAGTTTATAGTCTAAAAACTCTGACGGTTTATCTAAATTTAATTCTTTCACGCTTCCTCCAATTCGGCGATTAATTCCGCGTCAACTTCACTAGAGTAACCGATCTTGTAGGTCTTTTCTAAGAAGTCTGCAAAGTTAGTTGTTTCGAAAATAGGTTCCCAGAACTCTGCGTTCAAGGTATCCTTCGTTCGTATTTTATTTCCAACGACTTCGCCTGTAGTTGTGTCAACTCGTTGATACCAACCGTTAGAAGGCTTAACCACATAACCGCCAACAAGAGCAACATCAAGTAAACCGCTGTATTTTTGAACACCACCTTCCCAAGAGACACCAATCGGGATCTTAGACTTTTCTTTGACATAACGAGACTTTTCTACATTAATCACGAAGTTGTATCCAACAACCTCAGTACCTTGTTTCTCTTGTTGACGACCGATGATCCAGATGTTGTCTGCAGAGTAGTAAATACCCGTACCACCACCGACAATATCTTTTGGAAACAAACCGATCTCTTTATAAGTGTGATTGATTGCCAGTAACGGAATGTTCTTCATCGTCAAGTATGGGGTGGCCATACGGAACAGTCCCTTCAGTGCCTTTGCACGAGACATGTCTGCGACACCCTTCTCGTTCAGTGCGTCCTCCAGTTCTTTCTTAGAGGCGAGGTTGCCGATCGAATCAATGACGATGATCACATCATCTTCACGGTCCAACTCTTCAAGTTGGTTGATCATATCAAACTTGAGTTCTTCGACATTCGCGATCGGAGTATGCAACACACGATCAGTGTCAATACCGAACTGTTCAAAGTATGACTGTGGCGAACCAAATTCTGAATCATAAAACAACATGACTGCGTCTGGTTTCGCGTTCAAGTACGCACCCGCCATAAGTAAGGCGAATGATGTCTTGAAGTGTTTAGAAGGACCTGCGAGTACCGTCAGGCCCGGAGAGATACCACCATTGACTGATCCCGACAGTGCGACGTTAACCATCGGCACGTCGGTCGGTACCATATCTTTCTCTGTGAAGAATTTGCTCGTGGATAAGGTAGATGTTTCCTTAATCTTCGAGTTCTTCTTCAGTTTGTCCATTATTGACATTCTTGGCTCCAAAATCTACAAATGTAATGTTGTTCACTTTTTCACGTTCATCGAGGTCATATTGTATACGATAACTAGTGTTGATGTCAAGTACTTTCTGTAATAAATCAAAACTAATTGTACCACCATCCTCATGTTCATGCGTGGAAAAGTGTAGAAACGCCGCAGTATCTTTTGGAAGACAAGCACCGCCAAATCCTCGTTTCCCGTCAAAGCCTGGCACTCGTGTGTGTCCCATACCAACACGGTCGTCGGCACCAACTGCACGAACGATCGTGTTATAGTTGCAACCGTAGAGGTTGACCAGATCATACAACTGATTAAAGAATGTGACTTTGGTTGATAAGAAAGAGTTAATGGTATACTTAACGAATGAAGCTTCGTATGCCGTCATCCTGTGATAATCATTAGACTCACACGAACTAAAGATTTCATACAGATCTATGGTTTCCATGATTGCGGATGGTGTACCACCAATCACATGATACTTGGCCCCCACAAAGTCTGCCTTAGCATTCTTCTCTGTCAAAAACTCTGGGTTGTATGCGAAACGATCTTTCTGTTCTTCGTTCATAGAAGCATACAGACGATTCACAACATCTGGTGTGATGGTTGACTTAACAATGACCATCGCGTCTGTATAGTTCAGACACTTGAGAACTGCAGTTTCTACGATAGAAGAATCAACAGAACCGTTATCGTTTGATGGTGTAGGAGCACAGATGAAAAAACATTGCGGTTGATCTTCCGCATCCATGTCTTTTAACTCATCAACATCTGTATTATATTTTGGGTCGTATAATCGGAACTTAACGATTGGGTGAGTAAATGCATACTCAACCGCCTGTCCGACAAACCCATGTCCCACTATACCCAAACGAAAAACATTTGTGTCAATAGGGTTTTCAAGATTGGGCATTAGTTTACCTCGTGATAATTTTTATACCATTCATAGAAACGGCGTACACCTTCTGCGATACTTACTTTTGGTTCGTATCCCAGAGATTGTAGTTTGGTGGTGTTAGACCAAGTCTCTAATGTGTCGGCTGGGTGTTTTGGTGCAAGGTTTTTAATCGCCTCTTTACCTGTGTTTTTCTCAATCTCAGAGATGAAGTCCATAAGACCGACCTGTTCGCCGCGTCCTATGTTAAAGATTTCTCCAGCAGGAATATCTTCGTTGTTTAACACGATCTCAATGCCGTCAAGGATGTCTTCCACATAAGTGAAGTCACGTTTCATATCACCATAGTTATAGACAGTGATCTCGTTTCCTTCTAAAATATTTTTGGTGAAGTCAAACAGTGCCATATCTGGACGACCCCAAGGCCCATACACGGTAAAGAATCTCAATCCTACTGTGTTAAGTGTAGATGACTGCATCTGACACTCGTTAGACCACTTTGACCAACCGTATGGGTTTAACTGTTTACCCGTCTCTTTACCTTCTGTCCAAGGAACTTGAGATCCTGCATAAACGCATGATGTAGACGCATACACAATTCGCACATCTGGTAAATGCTTCTTACAAATATCAATGAGGTTTTGTGTGGCGTCAATGTTATTAGAGTGGTACTGTTTCTCTTTACCAAACGAGTCACGCACACCCGCGTGTGCAGCGAGATGGACGATAGTATCCGGATTAAAATCTCGCAGTAGAGCCTCTAGTTTCACTTCATCTCTCAGATCACATCCCCACATATCCAGACCAAAATGTTTTACGCGGTCTGCTTTTAGTAGTGGAGAATAGAGATGGTCGTTAAAGTTATCAATACCTTTCACCGTCAGACCACGTTGTTGTAGTCTGTCGGCAAGTTGCGCACCAATAAATCCGGCGGCACCTGTTACAATTACTCTTTCCATATCAACTGTTCCTGTAAATATATTCTAATGCCCTGTCCGCTTCTACGGTTAGGGGTCTGTTCTCATACCAGTTGCCGGTCTCACGATCAAACTCTCGGCAAAGATCTGCAATCTGTTTTGCGGTGATTGGATACCCTTTAGAGTATGCATCACCCGCGATGGCAATCATTATCTTGTACATTTTAGAGTACCATCCGGAGTCTGCGATCTGCATGTATTGTGCACCCAGCTTACGTGGCCAGAATGGACAATCGCGATAAGACGACCATCGGTAGTCGGTGTTATTTAGACTATCCTTACGATGTTGTATCACCGCCTTCTGCATCTCAGGGGGCAGTCTATCTAGGAAAGAGTTTCCGGTCTTTTCGTGATAAGGATGTTTTGCAATCAACTCTGAAACATTGAGCGCAGATCCTCCGGAGTTGACCATAAAGAACGAGTACGCGTTAGGGTACTGTGCAGGCACATAATACATTCGTGCGAGGTCTTTGGTCTGCGGATCTCCCAGTTCACCCAGTTCGGTGTTGAGAGCGTGCCAGAACGCCTTGATACGATTGTTCTCGATCTGTTCGTCGAGACGAAATATGATTCGAAATTTTAGATGCTCTTCTGTACTACTCGCTGTGTTATAGACGACATAGTCATACTGACCATACTTACGATGCAACCAAGTTCTTAGGGACTCAATATCACCGCAACCGTCAATAGGGTCATCCACGTCAACGCAACACCAAGAACTCCAATAAAGAACAGATTTGTTACTACGCGTCGTACCCACGTCGAACACAGCAGGAGTAAGAAGAGGAGAACTATTGGGTCCACCTTTTTCTCCCGGCTTTGTATAGGAATCACGAAGACACACCACGAAGTCCATCCAGTTGAAGAAGGTGGTTCGTCGATGTGTCTTGTTATCAAACTGATTTTTGAATATAGTTAGTTCATACATGCGTGTATCATATCACACACTTAGTGTATTTGTCAATAGAAAAAGGGGACCGAAGTCCCCTATGTTGTTATGCCGCGATTTGGATTTCTTCTTCATCCGACTTAATGCTATATTCCTCGCGAGAAATTAAAGAGTTTCGATCTATAGTTCCGTCTGGATTGACTTGATGGTGACTTCCGATGAACTGAGGAACTGAACCAAGATCAGTGTAAAGAGGTCGACGCGTTACAGGTTGTCCCGTCAACGCCTCTAAGGAAGTCCAATAGTTACTGATTACAGAGTCCAACTTATTATAGAAAGCATCACGTCGCTTCATGACCTCAAAAACATCGGTTTGTCCAGTATACGTAATGAGGTCTGGTGTATTACTAGTTGATATAGAAGGAAGAATGTGTCTCACAAAAAATCTCTCAGCATATTCTGGTTGGTCTACAGAAGTGATACTGTCCTTATGTAAGACCCAAGCGCTGTAGTTAGACCTTAACCAAGCCAACCAAGACTCTTTAGTTTGGGTCAGAGTCATGTAGGTTTCTTCCTCATTTCTCTGAATCATATCGAAAGCGTTCAATCTCGCTATCAAGGTGTTCTTGATAAGAGTGATCTGAGCCTTATCTTCTGGTCGACAAAAACGCAATCTCGCACCAGATACGTTATCAACCCAGTGATAAACATCTTCTTTTGTCTTCAATGATTGGTGGATAGTGATCTGAGCAATTCCATTGCTCTCAAAATATGATCGACTTATATCTGTTCCAGTTACCCATTTCTGGACATTTTCTCTCGAATATACGTCAAATTTCATAGACTCGGTGACATGAGGCAACCAATCAAAAATCGCACAAGGTAGATTGCTCATGGAAAGATTTTTACCGGAAACGCTCTTAACACGACCGTCGATAGGCTCAGCCTCCATGTCATACATAGAGTATCCTAAACTGAGATCCCATCCATTATTCCACAAACAAGAAGACATTGCCATAACTTCATCGCCAAACTTCTTCCTATCTTTGACACCTAATTGAATAAATGGCTTACTGTTCATGTCGATTATTGATACGGGTAGACCCGTGAGGAATTTGAACACCGCCAGAGTCTCCCCTGTAACTGGATCTATGATATCCGGAATCGGCGCTACTAGACTCGAAAGATTTATCGGAGAGTTTTCAGTGGGATTTACATTGGGTAAGGTGACGTTACCTGCAATTAGGTTGTCGGTTCCTTTTACGGAACGTGCTTGACTTGCAAGATCTTGCATAAATTGAATTTTGTTCATTTTGTATCCTTAGGCCATGGCCTCATCATAAGACTTTTAGCAGAATGCTTAGTCTAATTCTATATAGATGTGAATTATCTCACATCTTCAACCGAAGAATGCGTCAAGGGTAGATACCCCCTGCTCCTCATAATTCCAGAGCAATAGTTCTTTCCGGTTGTGTTCGTCTTCACGATATTTCTTACCGGAGTGCATCGTGTAAGTCAAATCCCACTCCAACTGACTCCAACCAGTATATGCCTGCTTGAGTGTGTCGTTAGAGTTGTAGGTGATCATCACCATCGCATCGGTGTTGTCGAGTTCATCGTGGAATCGCTTGTGACAGAAAGTGTCGTGCATATCTCCATTGTTACCGTAGATGAATGACTTGATGTCGTAGGGTGGATCCGCAAAGATGAATGTGTTCTTGTCCGCGCCATCCAACAGATACGAGTAGTCCTCATTGGTGATTTCCCAGTTGCGCATCAATACAGAGAACTTGGGCAACTTACCAATCAGTCGATGGTTGAATAGGTCACGCACCGCATCTTTTGAAAACGAACCAGTAGTCTCACCCAGTCCACTGAACGAGCATCGATTCATGATGTAGAACTGCCACGCGATTTCGAAGGGATCTTCTGCGGTGTTCAGACCCTCGCGCATGACGTGGTAATAGTCAAGGTGTGCTTGCAAAGAATCCTCTGCCGCAGAAAGTTCGTCCTTGACTACGTGTAGTTTATCCGCAAGATCTTGACCACGAGACTGAAGAGTCTTCCAGAAGCAATACAGGTTATAGTATTTGTCATTGACCTTGACGGGAATATGGGGAAACTTTTTAGTGAACGCGAACGCACACGACCCACCACCAAGAAACATCTCGCGGTATTCGCGGATGTCGGCAACGGGCATATTCTCCGAAGAAAATAGGAAATCAACGGCACGTGATTTGCCGCCGGGGTATCGAAGTGGAGTTTTTAAATCTTTCATATGCGTATTATACTATAGTTGGTGTCAGATGTCAAACGAAAAAGTCTTCGAGAGTTGCGGCAGGTTCTGCGGCCCACCCCACCGCGTCAAGGATCGGTTCCAGTGGGTCAAGGAAAGTCTTGTCAAACATTGTGTCGTAATCAATATGAGTGTGTAGTCCCAACTCCTTGGGAAGGTTTAACGGAAACGATACAACATTCTCGCCTAGTTTGTTCGGAACTTTTAGGTAGATAAACTTAATCTTCTCGCCTTGTTTCGCAAGCTCTACCTTATTCTGCAGTCCCGCTTGTGTGACGGCATTGTTGAAACACAACGCGCCGCGGACATGGATAGGTGTGCCTTTCTTGTACACAGTATCGCGGTCTTGCCACTTAATTAGATCCGACACGCCACGAGGGAAAGAAACATCTTCGGGGGGCAAGGTCTTGAAGTGAGTTCGGAAGTCACGGATATATCCTTGAGTGTCAGACTCAGTACCCTCCACAATAACGCGGAAGATTTCCTTAAACTTATCTCGGACAACCTGCGGAGTGGAAGACTTGATTGCCTCGATGCCCATCATTTTGAGTTTGGGTTCTGCGTACTGGACACCTTCGTTATTGTGGACGTTCAGGATGTATCGTTTCTTTGCCATCCAGATACCGCGATCCGCGATTACCTCACGTCCCATCTCCATGCGATTAACATACGCACCAGTGACTTCTGCCATCTCTGCGTATGACTTATCTAGCGCCTTCTCGAAATGTGTAGAACAAATTTTGTCTAAGAACTTGACAGGATTGTTGGGATTAAAACGATCAACAAGATCGCCCATTCGGATATAAACGGAGTCTGTGTCAATTGCCACAACGTAATCTTCATCTGTTTTGAGAATGTTCTGCATCTCATTGTTTACGCACCTCTCTGCCCATTTGATGGCCAACTGACCAGCCATGGTGATAGACTCGGCGACTCGCTGATCAAAGTAACGAAACCACTTATTGCCTAGAGCACCATAGAGTGAGTTCATCAAGATCTTGATCGCCATCTGTTGGTTATTTAGTGAAGTGATCTTGTACTGAAGAGACTTGCTTGGGTCCTTCTGATACTCGCGATCAAGTTCTAGCATCTTGTCTTTGATGATGCGTCGATCGGCATAATACTGCTCAATGATAGTTGGGATCACGCCCTTGCGGTCGTGCGAGAACCTAATACCAGTGGGCGCAAGTGAATACTCAGAATCATTGATTGTTCTGCCATCCAAGAAACTCTCGACAGACACATCGGGCACAATACCATCGACCACGGTCTCTGGGGACATGTTGTATTGTACAATAATGTTAGGATACAGTGAGTTCAGGTCGAACGATGTCACCCAGTCATGAGCGCCGACTTGCGGATCTTTCACGTAACCGCCAGGATATGGAGTCTTGGGCTTCTCTGTCTTGGGCGGAATGACGATCTTCTGCTTGTTCAGCATACGATAAATGATCGAGTCCCAGATCGCGGTCGTACCAAGAGTATCTGTGTAGTTCACACCGCCACGATACGCCATAGTGAGTACCAGAGAGATTAGGTCAAGCTTCTCATCGATCTTGTGTACCAACTCAACGTCTTTCACGTTGTAATCTATGAACTTCTGGTAGTCTTCTCGGTACAGTGTATGCAGATTACCGTGCTCTTCGTACGAGAGTTTGCGCTCACCAAGAACGACGTGTGCAATATGGTCAAGACGATACGACTCTTGTTGACCAAGCGTATTGAGCGTGAACTTCTTGAAGATTTCGATGTAGTCAAGATGGTCAATACCTTCGATGACGTACTCTTGGTTTTCACGACCGTTGATCTTCTGAATTCTCTCGCGCACGAGACCCCACGGTGATAGACGTTTTACTAACGTGTCGTCACCAAACAGATTGTAACAACGGTTGACGATGTAAGGAATATCAAAGAATCGTGTATTCCATCCAGTAATAATGTCAGGCGAGTAAGTGATCCAGTGATCTACAAACTTACGAATGAGATCCATCTCGTTGTCGCACTTAATGAACAGAACATCTTCACGTGTGGGAGTGTAGTCGTTGAGACCCCAGACCCAATAAGCGCCGTCGTTCTTGCGAATGGCAATCGAGATGATAGGATGCTTTGCAGACCTTGGTTCTGGAAATCCTTCGTCAGATGCGACCTCGATATCGATGTTGAGAACACGAACTTGGTCACGATCAAACTTGATTTCTTCGGGCCAGTATGTTGAGATAAACTGTGCAACATAGTTGTTTTGTCCAAATACTTTAAAGTTAGAAACATCTCGGTATTTTTGAGAAAACTCCGTCGCTTCTTTCATGGTCTCGAATTGCATCTCAACCATAGACTGACCGTCTAAGGATCTCCAATCTGAAGGGGAGTCGCCAGTCACATAAAGTTTTGGCTTGAAAGGGACGCGGGTTTTGATTTGTTTTCCGTTATCATATCCGCGATATAAGATGTTGTTGCCTATGCGGCAAACATTTGTATAAAATCTAGTCATGTCGGACATTATACAGAAAAGAATAGGTTCTGTCAATCAATAATATGAAAAAATTTATGTCTTGTCCAAGGCTCCTCAATGTGTTTGTCTTTATACCCATGATGGTCCTGTGTCACTGCAATCCGTTTTGAAATCACCTGAGTGGTCGGATTCGGGATGCCTGTTTTATGACGATCCCTTTGATTAAAGTAGATCCCAATATCACGACCAACACCTATTGTATCACATTCGTTCCACGGATGTAAAGAAGTATTTTTTATTCCGAAGTAATCAATCTCTGGTAGTTCTAGGTGGCTTGTGGTGAATGTTCTGAACAATCTCTGTAACACACAGTAAGGCCCACAGTTGATAGGAAATTGTTTCTTAGTCATCATATGATGCGCCCAGTGCGCAAATCTCTGGTCCATACAGTACATACCCATGAATAGACCTATGTTCGCGTAGAGGGTGTTTTCGGCGTACTCAGCGAGAAGTTTAAACGACTCGTATCGTTCTTCTATCAACCATGTGTCGTGTTCCATGATCCAGAACTTTTCTTGTGTCTCGCCCTGTTGTCGCATGAGTTCCCAGTGAGAACACATCCCAGCTTTCTCTGTAGGTGAGTGATCTTCTTTTTCTTTACCGGATATGAGGTCTAGTGTCATGAGACTTTTAGACCATGTGTACTTGTCTACATGTTCTTGAAACATATCTGATTGCGGAGTGATCGCATCGAAGGTCTCAATAGAATCAATGTATCCTTCGTCGATGGCGCGTTGAAAAGACTGACGGGAGAGTGCAGCATACTCTTCAGACCGTTCGTCTCCTCTCATGACAATTTGTATTGCTTTCATATAACTCACAAAAAAGGGGGATGTGACTCCCCCTTATTTATTACAATAGTTGTTGGACACAGACGGCTATCACGAATACACTTGATAGTCCTGCGAACATCCAACCCATTTCCTCTAGTTTAGAGTTGGGACGGCTGCTCTTCTCCATTGTTGCTCTCCTCGTTTAAAAGTTGCGGTGTCGATTGGTAGGTGACACCTGTATTAATTGCTACTTTACGAGGCTTCTGACTTTCAGGGATTATTACTTCCAGTGAAATGGCTAGTAATCCGTTCCTGAAATCAGCTCCCATTACTTCAACATACTCCGACAGACGGAACTGGCGTTCAAATCTCTTCGTCGAAATGCCTTTGTGAATATACTCTCTAGTGTCGTTTACAGACCCTCGAATGCTAAGTGTACGGTTCTTTACTTCGATCTCGAGCTCGTCTTCAGTGAATCCTGCGACTGCTAACTCGATTAGGTATTGATCCTCTCCCGTCTTTAGAATATTATGCGGGGGGAACGTATCACCCGAGTGTCGTGCGACCCTGTCTAGTTCGTCGATCATAGTATCAAATCCGACGAATGCTGAACGTGGGAACAGTTGTTTTGCTGTTAATGTCATGTTGTGACTCCTTAAAATTAAGCAAGTTTAAAAGAGTACCCGAACCATTCGGCATACTCAGTACTATATATACGAGTTATGATACGAAAAGTAACATATAATTTGTGAATATGTTACTCAAAAGGATCATAGTCGTCATCATCTATCTCTATAATAGGGACAGAATCGTCAACCAACACAACCGTCTCATTTTCGATCATGTCGATGATTTCTTTTGTGACCTTGATGTCCATTTCTATGAACGATTGTTTCTGCAAACACATGTCCAAGTGTCTATAATAAAACTCTAACTCTTTCTCTTTTTCCTGTTTCTTTATGGCTACTGCAGAAAATGAAACAACATTATTCTTCTTCTCTGACATACATCGTCCTTAGTAGTACATTGACGGATCTGGATCTCCCTCCACACCAAACGAAAATGATACACGGGAAATCTTTGGAAATACTTGATGATGAGTCCCTCTAGGCAAATAGACATACATGCCCGGCTCAAAATCAAAGGGTTCGTTATTATTGATGCCTTCTACCTTGAGACCGACAGTACTAATAACTTGAACTAAAAACACATCCATAGAATCTTTGTGCCATGGATAAGAACCACTATCACGCCCAAATCCACTGAACGCAATGTTCGTGATCTTCTGGGCATGTAGCGTAAAGACATCCTGCATCTCTTCGTAGATCTTCTTCGCGAAGTCCGGTGCACTACCGCGACTGTGAAACGAATTTAATCCGATACGCATTTTGTCTGAGTTTCGATCGTAGAGATCATCCGGATGTGAGTCCATCATCTGCATGTACTCATTCCAATTATAGGTCTCTTCCATATTAAACGGCAAGTTTCCTACGAATGGTGTTTTGGTCCGAATGTTCTCATCACGATCGTCAAAAATACCATAATATTCTGACATTATCAGTTGTTTCCAATATTATACTTCGGTTGCAAGTTCCAGTTGGACTTGTCTTTGTATGAGATAATCTTAATCTGTCTCATTGGCGCACAGTCAAGTGCGACTTCTTTATTAACGATTGCAACGAGGCCCCAGTCTTGGAGAAGTGTTGCGATTGTGTTGCGACGTTCCATGTCTGAAACTTCGAGATTTGATTTTTTACCGTCCAGTAAAAACAACTCCTTAAAATGGACGATGAAATACCTACCCTGCTTGTGCAAGATATGGCATGATTGGAATAGAGTGTTGTCTCTACGAGAAGCTACACCTATTCGTGTTAGTGTTTCTCTGACTTTTAAAAAGTCATCTGGTTCCGCTAACGTGATTTCCAACATCATGTCAGCGTTCCATTGAACTAGATTATTCTCTTCCACCTATGAACACCTTACTTTTAATTGTTGTTATTTGTGATTCTGACAAAAGACCTACCACCTGTTTTGCTTTAGTTTCACTGTAGCCGAAATAACGTTTCACACATTCTATGTCGTCTCGTTGTTCAGGTTTATCCCATTTAGAGAATCGTTTCTTCTTACGTACAATATTTATAAGAAAATCGTATTGCATCTTGTTATCTAGATGATGCAAACGGTTCATTTCATTGGACATAAGTACAGTGTCCGGAAAATATGACAATGACCTATTTGTAAGAAACGAGTTATATTTAGTCTCAACCTCTTCGTCTTGCTCCATGAGATTGACTTTAGTGTTATTAATACTGTTTATAAACTCAAATGGGCCCAGATTAGATTTTGTCTTCAACTTTACACCACCCGTTCTCATAATCTTTACGATAAAACTTTTTGATACGATGTCTCTGCATATTAGTCAACGCATCTCCGTACATTTTCAACAGCGTTTTATTGTCGTGAATGTTAATCTGTCTTTCTGACAAACCCAACTCAGACGCCTCGTTTAAGAATATCATAAGTTGATGCAGTTCGTCAATATGTATAACCATGTCATATTGTTTAGGATCACCTAGATACCAAGTTTGAGTATAAAAGTGGTTGTTCTTAAGATTCCCTCTTTC